GTCAATGAGACAAATACACACACACACACACACACACACACACACACAACTCAAATTCCTTTAGAGAATACAAAATTTATTAGCGCGAGTACAGACTTGGCAATGGGACTCTGTCAGAAATGTTTTTCTCCAAATTTCAAAAACTCCATTCTCATTTCGGCCAGCGTGCGGTCGATTTCGCGCAGCTCGCGCGCGTTCTTCGTGATGCGCCTGATCCTCTCCCAGTGCTCCATTTTGATGGCGAGCCGCTTCTTGGTTTGAATGATGCGGTTGAGCTCTTCGCGCAAACACTGATTGCAGTCGGAGGCGCGAGATGACATATTAAGTGCGTTTGGCGCGTCGTCGAGAAAGCGATTGCTGCGCTCGCTCGTCCCTCTCAGCGTTTTATATGTCAAAGAAATGTCAAAGGTCTCGGCGATCTTGATCTTGATGATAGTGGCGGGCGTCGCGGCGGCCGAAACCGGTTCGGGCCGCGTGTACTCCGTCGATTATGTCGTTCGGCCCTCCAGGCGAACCGTCGACGTGACGAGCGTGGACGGCCGCAAGATCACCGTGAAGGTCGTGCCGCCGCACCGTTGGGACGACGAGGACGACGACGCCGCCGCCGAGCTCGCGTACCGGTATCCGGGCGCCGCGAGCGACGCGCCCTTCGAGGCGGCGCGCGTCGGCCAAAAACTGCAAGTGCTGCTCGACAATCACACGCTGATCGACGCGGTCGCCGCGACCGACGAGTACGTGTTCCACCACACGCGCCGACGCCGCTCGGTGGTGGGCAAGCTGGCGGCGTTCGCGCTGAACGACTTCGCGCTGGCGGCTCGCGTTTGGCCGGGCGCGCCCATATTCCGGCGGGGCCGTTTCGTTTCGGTGGTGAGCGGGCGCTATCAGGACTACGCCAACGATCGCGTGCTGTTCCCGGTGACGGGCGCGTCGGCCCAGATGGTCGAGGTCGCGCACGACCGCGACCGCCTGTCGGTGAGCTCGTCGGCGCGTCCGCCGGCGCGCGCCGCGGGCGACGGCCGCGAATTTCGCGATTGGCCGCGCGTCGCCACCCTGTTCTGCGACGCGCCGCGCCGCCGCGTGGCGCTCGCTCTGACCGAGGGCGAGTTCGAGATCGCGCGGTTCGCGCTCGTCGGTCTGCTGGCCGACTTCGAGCATATATAAGTTACGTTTCGTGATCGTCAAAATATCGAAAAATATGTCTCAAAACATTCTGTTGGTTATTCGCGCCGACATCAAGGCCCTGAGCGACAAGGTGGACGCGGTGCAGCAAGAGGTGCAGGACTTGGCCGCCAACGCGCCCGACGTGAGCGCTTTGACGGCCAAGATCGACGCGCAAACCGCCGCGCTGGCCGCCGTGCAGACCGCGCTCGACAAAATCGAAGCGGTGCTCAATCCCGAAATACCGGCGCTGCGCAAGAAGGCCAAGTGATAGTCACTCGTAGGCCATGCACTCGAAGTGCGCGGCGTCCGCGTCCGCGGGCACGGCGCGATCGTAGTGCGTCAGCAGCGCGCGCACGCCCTCGAAGCCGGTCAGCTTGCGGAACACGTCGGCGGCCTGCGCGCGCCACACGGCCTCCTCTCTCGCCGCGCTCAGATGCGAGTAGTACAGCTCCACGCGGCTGATGATGCCCATGTCGCCGTTGAGAAACTCGATGTACTCGTCGCCGGCGCGCTCGTCCACCAGATAGGCGGCGTGGAAGGCGCACCGCGACTCGGCGCGCCCGTGATAGCACGCCCGACACTCGAACAGCTTGTCCGTTTGCAGCGCGTTCAAATAGTCGCGAGCCTCGTCCGACAAAAGGTGCCGCTCGGCGATGTCGAAGTTGTCGTCCTTCTCCTCGGCCAGCAGTAATTTTTTTTCGCCCATCAGCTGGAGCACGTCGCCCAGCTGGGGCCTGACGTCGGGCGGCGGACATCGCCCCGCCAAACTCGCCGTCTTGGCCGCCAGATCGCGTTTGAATCGCGATGCGGCCGCGCCGTCGTCTCCGCACGACACCATTCGCCTTGGAATAAGGCGAAAAGGGATTCTAAACTTCGGCAACAATCTTAGTTACAGTAAGTGAAACGCTCCGAAAAATGCAAATATTCGTAAAAACGCTCACGGGCAAAACCATCACCGTCGACGTCGAAGCCACCGACAGCGTGCAAACGCTCAAGGAAAAAATTCTCGACAAAGAGGGCATCCCCGCGGACCAGCAACGACTCATCTACGCGGGCAAACAGCTGGACGACGAGCGCACCCTCAACGACTACAACATCCAGAAGGAGGCCACGCTGCATCTAGTGTTGCGCTTGAGGGGCGGCGGCTTGCATGAACTCGCTGCGGGTCGGCCAGACCGTTTTCGTGCGCATAGCGCACCTGCGCGTCTACAAGATCCACGTGGTCGACATCGAGAGCGTGGCCGGGCTCCAAGGGGCGCTGATAGTCGCCGGCGACGACGAAACCAAGTTCTACTACAAGGGCATGCGCCTGGAGGCGCGAATCCTGAGAATCGACGAAAACTTTATCGATCTGATAACTGTGAATAAACACTAGCCCCCATAAATTGTTCCCATTTAATATGCGAATAAAACTAGCCATTGTTCAATTTAAATTGTTCTATTGTGTTCATATTCATTATTGAAAGGATTGTAAATTAAAATTACACATTATAAAATAAAATTACGTTTATAATTAAAATCGTATATTAATCAAATTACACAACTGGTTCAATCGGACATTTGACTGTCGTCGTTGACGTCGCTGATCATGTCGTAGACGGGAGGCTCTTTGCGCTTCGGTTTGGGGGGCGGGGCGGGCGCGGCTTTGCGTTTGCGCTTGTTGGTGGCGACGGGCTCGGCGGCGGCGGCGGCGGGCGCGGCGATCGAGTGGCCGTCGAGCATGTCGCGAAACGCGTCGACGCCCGTTTGCACCACGGCCTTGTTCAATCGCTCCACGCCGTTGGGGTTGTTGATGCGCAGGTCGTAGATCGAACTCGCGGCGGGCGCCGACCCGCTCTTGAACGCGACGGTCAACACCCTGTAGAACTCGTCGTACAGGCCGCTGCGCTTGTCGTTGGTGCGCTTCGCCTGCTCGGCGTCGACCTCGACGCAGGGCGAGCCGCCGCGCTTCTTCGGCGTCGGCTCGACGGGCGCGTCGATGGACTTGCCCAGCTTCTCCATGTAGTCGAACAGCCCGATGACCAGCGCGGCCGACGAGTGGCTCTTGATGTGGTTCCACATGTCGTGGCTGCTCAGAGCGTTGTCGCGGCGCTCCTTGTTGCTATTGTACCAGCTGTTGAACAGGATGTACTTATTGTTGTGATTGTTCTTCTTGCCGCGCTTGACCGTTTTCTTGTCCGGGCCGTACACCTCCGACACCTTGATGCGGTAGGAGATCTTTTTCTTTTCGAAGAGGCGAATCTTGCACAGATTGGTCTCCCAGTCGCTCTTGTTGAGCGGGCTGGTCTCGTACTTGAGCAGCGCGGCTGAAGCGGCGCTTTCGACAGGGTTTTGTGTCGCCATAGCGGCCGGCCGAAGCGTGATACTCGTCGTAAAGAGTGCGTCGTTTCAAAGAGAAAACCCTGTCAAAACGAGCCGCGTGTTGACCCAAATGCTTTCGCTCGCGGCAATTGTCGCCGACGACTATGAAGGCGGTTGCAAGATTTTCTCTTATATAGTCACTTTGGGCCGAAAACGAGTCGTCGAACAGATGCGCGCACACGCCCTTCACGTCGCCCAGGTGCTTGCGCTTGTTGATGGCCTCGCGCGTCAGGGCGTAGACTTCGCTGCGGTTCAAACAATGGTCCCGATTTCGCGCAGGGCCTGGCGAGTCGCCGCCACGTAGTTGGGACGCGCCGACGACGGCGGGCGCCATTTGTCGCGCTTGCGCTCGTCGAGCCCGGCGGCCAGCGTCTCCAGTTGAAGGGACAGGCAAAAAAAATTTAGCGTTTCGCCCGAGTCGAACTCGCGCTTCACGGCGCGCACGAAAATGAAAAAGTCCAAATAGTTGCTCGAATCGTAGGTGACCAGCTGTTTTTCGTTCATGTACTGAAAGTACCGATCGAGCGACAGTATATATAGGCGGCGGGCGATCTCGTTGTTGAACCGGCGCTTCTCGATGTTGACCCGATAAATGTTCTGATCGGCGGCGGCGGCGCGTCCGCGCTGCAGCTTCACGCAAAACGTATTGGGCTCGCGCGCCACCTGCTTGAGCGCCGCGCCCACCGTCACGCCCACGTATATCGAGTACGTGTACGTGACGCCGGCGTCCTGCCAGTGCAGCACGAACGGCGCCCGGTACACGTACGCGCTCTCGAACACGCAGCCCGTCTCCTCGATGAATTCGCGCACGGCCGTCTCGTAGTCGAAGATGTCGCGCCCGTCGCGCTTGCCGCGCGGAATGGAAATCTTCTCCAGAAAGTTGGTCGCGTCGACGCTCCGGCTCGTGTGCCTCACGTGGCCGCAGTACGAGCGGCTGGCGCACAGCAGCACCGCCTTGTCCGGCTGCACGATCAGGAACAGGCCGGCGCAACGCATGGTAAGATTAAATGAAATTATATTCGCGAGCGTGGCGTTCACTCCAAAAGACTGCTCGTCATCGAGAGTCTCTTGATTTTATACATTTTAATAACTATAATCTTATTTAAAACGAGGCCCGCGCCGTCTGAATAAATACCGCCTGCTGGTCGGCGGCGCCGCAGTCTACGTCGAACCCTCGCCAGGACGAGTCCTCTTTCTCTCTCGCCATGAAACGCGCCCACTCGCAGTCGTCGTCCGCGTCGGACGACACCCCCACCGCCGTGGAAGTCTACGCGCCGCCGGCGGCCAAAGCCATCATGATACGGCCCTCGGACGACGATCGGCTGTGCGTGTTCCGAGCCAACGACGAGGCGGTCGCGATGCAATCGTCGGCCACGTGGATCGACGAGCTGATGTACAATCTGAAGCGGGGCAACTTCACCGTGGTGACGTGCGACTCGCCCAACAAGAACCTTTTGAACTCGTTGCTCAAGGTCCAGCACAAACTGAACATCGGCCAGTACATGCAGCAGCTGTATCCGGACGTGAGCGAAGAGCTGGCGCCCAAGCTGGTCATAAAGAAGCCCAAGCCGCCGCGCTTGGTTTACGAGGTGGGCATGCACGTGCACGGCGGCAAGCTGCCCTTCTATTTCGTGGACACCGTCGTGTTGCGTCGGTGCGTGAGCGACTTTGGGGAGTTTATGACGGCCCGGTGGACCGAAATGAACGCGCACAACAGCATTTTCGCTCAAATGGTGCTCAGATACAACAGTTGGGAGGGGGAGATGATCACGATGCGCGACAACGTCATCATCAAACTGCCCAATGACAAGGCGGCGTTCGCGAGAATGTTCTTCGACATCAAGCGCCAGACCAACGAGCAGGTGTACGACAAGGGCATCGGCGGCAGCGAAAAACAGGTGATGTGCGAGATGTTCGACGCGGACCGGTTCGAGGAGCTGTTTCAATTCAACATGGTCGCCAACGAATGCACCCCCTCGGACGAGGTCAACATGGTCATGGTGGCCATCATCGACGGCTTTCGGCAGGGCAAAGATGACATAGAAATGGAGACCGTCAACAACAAAAAGGTGAAGGAGCGATGGTTCTCCCTGGCCGTGCAGCCGGTCGTCTTTTTCAACATTGAAAAGTAGCAAACCATTTGTTAATGTAAAACAATTTTATTAATGTAATACAATTTATTAATGTAAACCATTTATTAATGTAATACAATTTTATTCAATAAACATTTTATTACTATAAACATTTTATTACTATAATATTAATATATAACACTTTTATTATATAATACCATTTTATAATGTAACACATTTCTATTCAACGGGAACTACACACGTTTTAATATGAAACCAATAAAAGTTGTACAAGTTTATTCGCCTGCGAACCGACAATAAATTTCCTAACCAATTTCGACACGAAACCCCCGCGCGGCACAGTAAATTACATTAGAGTTCGGAGAATAATAATATCGCGCGCGCGCGATATTAAATTGATACTATGCGGTGGCCGTAATGCGAGCCCGTCTTCATACGCTTGCCCTTGATGAAGTCTATTTTTATTTCGTTGTCGTTGTGCAGCGTGCGCGATTCGTTGGCCGCGCGCTTGATGCTGTTCAGACGCCTCGTCGACAGCTCCAGAGGGTTGTACAGCGGCGACTTCTCCAGCGTGAAGGAGTTCAAGTGGCCGCCGTTGTGCCACTCCAACGAGACGATCAGATTCAACAAAAAAATTATCTCGTGGTCCGCCTGCTCGAACACGAACTTGTTGCACAGGCAGTAGTAGTAAAATTTTAAAGAGTTGTACAAGTAAAACAGATAGCGATCGCGTTTGAGATAGAAATCCACGTCCGTCACGAACACGACGTTCACCACCTTGTTGCATATCAGGTGATTGAGCTTGTTGAGGTACTGCAGCGAGTTCTTGTCGTGGTCGACGCGCAGGGCGCACAGGTTGTCGACGCGCTTGTTCTCCACCACGGCAAAGTGCTCGCCGAGGCTGGCTTTGATGTCGGCCGCGCGCTGCGGCAGCAGTTCGAGCACGACGAACTTGTGCGACGACCGGTGGCGCTTGATC